GGTGCGGCATTTTGAACTGCCATGTAGTTATTGCCACCACACTCTGGGCATGATGCAGTTTGACTTGCACTACCAATACGTAGTGAAGGCGTTTGTGGGGCAGGTGCTTGGTATGGAGTCATCGGCTGTTGCGATGGTGGCATAGGTACATCTGCTGGTCGTGTTTGTTGAGGCTGTGCAGGTTGTGTACCTAGTTGCTTCGCCCACCAATCTGCATTAGTCATTTGTAATTACACCATCACTTTCCCAACGCTTTTCACACCGTGTGCATATAACGGTGAATTGTGACTGTGACCACGAGATGCTGTACATCTTGTGACCGAATATCTTGCAAAGAAAACTCATTTTGCTTCTCCCCACTTGTTGACTATCTTTACCTCTGCAATAAGGGGAACCGTAATCTCTGGAATCTTGATGCCTTCCATAGACTCACGAATTGCTTCCGCAACCTCTTCTGCGAGATCTTCACGAGCCACAGTAACGAGTTCGTCATGCACAGTCAAAATGACGTTGGCATCTGGCTCATCTGTGAAACAGGAATGGGCTCGTACCATTGCCAATTTCATCAAATCTGCTGCGGATCCTTGGATCACAGTATTGAACGCTTGGCGGTCTGCTCTAGCCTTAAGCCCACGATCCCCGCTCTTTAACTCAGGGATGTATCTACGGCGTCCAAAGATCGTCTCTACATACGGCACTGAAGCCTTAGAGGTGGCTTGACGGATCACCTTTGCCTTGTACTTAGAGATGTCATGGAACTGCGCCTCAAATCGATTTAGAAGGTCTTTAGCATCTGTTACTGAACACCCGATGCTTTGAGCAATCTTTTCAGGCCCAACACCGTAGGCAATAGAAAGCACAAGTACCTTTCCAGCCTTTCGATCCACTCCCATAGTGTCACCAATGGTTGTGTAAATATCTTCACCAGAACGGTAGTTCTCTACCATGATTGGATCTCCAGAGAAAGCAGCAATAATTCGTGGCTCGATCTGTGAGTAGTCAGCCATAATCAATTTGTACCCTGGTGGTGCAACGAACAGGTTACGAATTAACTTACCGTACTGACCACTACTAGGGATGTTCTGTAGGTTTGGGTCACTACTGGAGAAACGACCTGTCTCTGCTCCATGCGATTTAAAATTAGTGTGCACTTTGCCATTGATCATGATGCTCTTCTTATCCACGATCTTTTCTTTACCCATGGTAGTGCGTGTGATCTCACCACCAAGGTACGGCATTACATAAGTAGTCATTAACTTATTTAGATCTTGATACTCCAAAATTGCATCCACTAATTCATCTTTAGAACGGTAGAACTCCAACGCATCAGAAGATACTGAGTAGTGTTTAATACCTAGTGCTTGTGGGTTATTAGCAGCGGTCTCTTGTCCTTTTACTGTCAACGCAACACGGATACGAAGGTTGGGCTTGATGCCTCTGCCCTCTGGCTTAGGAGAAAACAAAAGTTCCTGCTTTTCTTTAACCGAGTTCATTGAGAACGGTCTTCCAACTAACTTCCATGCCTTTGCTTTAGCAGCATCAATATCAATCTCAAGACGTGCTTTCAAGGCCTTTAACTCCTCAACATCAATTGTTGCTCCAGTTAACTCCATATCACACAGAGCACCAACAACATCCATTTCTAAAGCCCACACACGTTTGAGTGACCCTTCAAGGCGTGGCTCAAGTGCTTGATAGAGTTTCCAAGTTACCTCTGAGTCAAAGCCAGAGTAGTGTGCAACATCGCTGAAAGAATGAACCTCCACCATTGCACCAATTCCTTTTTCAACTTTGATACCTAAAACTTTTTCAGCGCATGCTGCAAGACCAAGTGCGTTTCTATTTCGATTGTCAATCACAAACATAGCCATCAAGGTGTCAAAGAAAGGTTTAGTAGGAACAACTCCACGGTAATACTTAGCAATGGACTTTAAATCAAACTTAACATTGTGACCAATCTTTAACTTGTCACTAAAGAACAGGGGCTTGAGTGCTTTAAAGACGTCACCAGGAAGTAACTGTTCTGGTGGAGCACCAAATACTGGTGTCCACTTTGCTTGGTTCTTTGAGTAATCTGCGTCAGTAAGATCTTTACCTGCAGCAAACTTACGTTGTCCACTAAGGAGCATCTCTTTATCCCAATGCAAAAACTCACCGTTTGGATGTCCCATTGGAATCACATCTGTGCGGCCCTCTGTCGCTAAAGAAATCCACATAACATCATTGACTACAGGTTGGATTCGGTTCTCTCCAACTGTTTCTACGTCAAATGCAAAAGCATCTACCTTGGAGTAGAACTCAACAAGATCTTTTAATTGTTCTTTGGTCGTAATAATATTCATTTAATCCCCTCAAAAGTTTTGGTGTAGGAGAGCCTGAACCGTAATATGAACAGGCTCTCCCACGTTGGAAGTGCGGCTTACGCTACAGAGCGAGCAACCTCAAGCATTTCGGAGCGAGGGGTCTCCCGAATAACTTCTGCTGTGAACGGTACAGCGGCTGCTACTAACTCTTGAACAGCATCGCTGCTCAACTTCCATTCCTCAGCGAGATCACGGCCACGAACGAAATTGAGGGTAAAGTTCGTTGTTGGTCCTGTTCCCATGCGAGAAACTTCCCAGAACTCCTTTGACAGAGGTCCCTTGCGATCGTCTTCATTAGACTTCTTTACAAGACGAGCGAGTGTTGGTGGTGCTGTAAGGATTTGTACACCCTGACTTGCACCACTTAGAACGAGTACATTGAAAGCGAATTTGCCACGAGGCATATCTCCCAAGACATCGCAGAGTGGGCAGTTATCGCCGATGCAAACAAAAGACTTCTTACCTTTTGGGCGTTCAATCCAGTGTTGCTCGTAAACTGCGAATGGTTGATCTTCGAGGAACTTGATTAGTACTGGTTCTTCGGAGAACTTGAAGTCAGTTGGAAATTCTGAATCTGACTGTACTGCGATTGCGTCGAATGCATCCCAGCCCTTTTGGACTGTTGTGCCGACCTTTGGAGTTGCGGTTTCTGTATCTTCATCGAGATACGCATCTGTCTCGATTGTTGGTTTTGTAATTGGCATTTGTTTCTTTCGGTTAGTTGGTTGATTGGTAGAAGAGAGTCGAAGGATGCTGTATCTCTGTACAGGCTTAATCACTACTGTTCTCTGTGTTGGTAACTTCCTTCCAGCGCTTTACTAAAGACTCTGTTAGGTCGTTGTATTGGTTCCACTCTACACGAGCAGAACCGAGCAATCCTCTGCGATTAAATTCCTCAATCGCAGATTCTATGAGTGCACGAGTATACACTCGATTTCCCCCAGTCTTTTGACCCTTGAGAGTCTTAGACCGAAGTCTGTACGGTGCACGTGGGATATACCCTTTGCGCTCCCATAAGCGGATAGTGACAATAGTTTTTTCTAACGCTTGTGCTAATGCACCGATAGTAAAAACTTCTGTTTCTTGTCCACCTAGTGTCTTGATAATTGGGTTGGAATCCCAACCGTTGCTCTCTCCCGACTTACGACGGGAAACCTTTGGATCTAGATCACGACGTTTGCGTTTTGATCCAGGAATATATTCAAGGTCAGCAAACGCTGCCTCGATCTCATCATTCCCACGCAACCCTGCCATGTCTTATCTTTTCTTCATTACAAGTGCCCACACAATTTGTTGTGGATACATTTCTTCAATTTCTTCTTCAGTAAGTTCGTCGTTGTAAAGAGCAGCCATAAGTGCATCTTCATCTACTACACGAATTGTTTTGTACAGAGTATCTTCCATACCCTTTTCAATGATGAGTTCTTCTGCACGAAGTTCATCAACTTTACGTGATACACGGCGCTGCTTTACAATTGCAACTACTCCGTCAATATCTTCTGAAAGTTCAATGACGATATTTCCAGATGAGTCTGGCTCACCTTCTGCGTCAAGTTTTTCAAACAACTTTGCCTTGAGTTCTTTCTGTTGCTTTTCCCAGTACTCAAGTTGTTGCTTAATAAATGAATAGTTCTTTGCTTGTGCAAAGAAGTCATCTCCATCGCTCATGCGTGGTTCTTCTGGTTTTACTCTTGCCATGTGTCCCCCTATGGTCTTGATTTCTGTAAGAATCCTATCAGACTACCGACGGTGAGATCGACGCCACCTTTGGCGTTAATCCCTAAACCATCCATCACAGCGTCTGCTACGGCGTTCTTTTGTTGGAGCATATCATGCTGTCGTTCTTCGATCGAATTGGCGACAATGATGTCTTGAATGGTGATACTAGGCCAACGACTAGACGCTCTCTTGATGCGTCCGTTCCTCTGCACTGCCAGCCCCGCTGACCACGGCAGGTCGTAGTTTACGAGAAGATTGGCATTAGGAAGGTCAACGCCATAGCCCCCAGCATCAGAGGATATGAACACCCGACAATCAGGATCAGTAAGGAACTTTTCTTTACTGGCTTCTTTTTCTTTAGCATCCATATTACCTGTGTATAAAGTTCCACCTACTTCTTGCTGGATTAGATCAAGCATCCCTACCCATGAGGTAAAGATGACTACCTTTGCATCTGGGTCGGTATCTAGGTGATCATTGACGTACGCTTTTAACTCCTGCAGTTTCTGGGACTTAGTGACCCCATCTAATAAGCCCCGTTCTTTTAGGCTGGAAACATATGCACTTCCATTACCTAGTTGTTTTTCAAATGCTAGTGCGCTATTTTCCAGTAGCAATGGGTGATCGCACAACATGCGTAATGCAGTGATCTTAGACATTATTGAGCCACGCATCATGTCTACTGGACTACCTGGCTTACTGTCGTGCCCGTAGTGAGAGAACAATGAAAATGATGAACCAAGTAACTGCTGTGCTTCAATAAGTTCATTGCTCAATTCATCAGCAATAAAATTATAAAGTATAGAAGTTTTTTTATCTAAAGAAATTGTTAAAGGGTCACGGTGGATGGTGTCGGGTAGGTACGGCGCCACATCTACATCTGTTTGAATCTTTCGTACAGACGCTTGCTTCATCTTTTCATGAAAGATAGGAAGATTGCGGTAACGCTGAACTCCACCAAAATGATTGCGTACAATAAAGGTTTGATCGAATAGATCAAAGCGACCCAGAAGAGTGTCATCAACAAACTGCATAATGCTATAGACCTCTTCTGGCCTGCCGTTTTCAATAGGTGTACCAGTTAATGCAAACCTAACAGG